TGCCATTAGCTGGTCTTGCATCAATAGCATCATTTGCATTAGATCTGACTAATCTAACAAGAGATTTAATTGGTGCAAGTGATAAGGAAATTGAAAAGAATAGATTAAAAACCCAAGCAGAGAAAGAGAAAAAATTATCTGAGGCAAAGGGAAATTTAACATTCACAAAAACTTTAGACAGTTACAGTGCAGCTTTGGTTAAGTTTGAAGAGTTCTCTAAAGAATTTACTAAGGGTCTCTTTATGTCACCAGAAGATGTAAAATTAGAGGCTGCAAGAGTTGAGGCTAGAGGTGCAGGGTCTAATCCAATTAATGGTGCTGGGTATGAGTTTACTCATAAAGCATCCTTTTCACAATACTTAACTGGAGATCCATCAAGTCCTGGATATGATGCAGCACATGGAACAGTTGGTAATTATCATGACCATGTTGCCTTTAAAGATAGAGATACTATGCAAAGAGCAGCAGCATATTTGATGAGAAAAGGAATTCAAGTTACTGAAATGAATGTTAGTTCTGGTCATACTCCAGGATCTGCTCACTATGAGGGACGTGCTTTTGACGTTCCTGGACATCAGTGGAATGGTTCTGGTCCTATTGGACCAACTGAATACAATGGATCAAAGAGAGTAAGAGCACTTTTAAATGAATTTTATGAGTCAGAAGGATCTCATGGAGGAAACATTCTTTCTGGACCAAAGGGTGGATACTTTGCTTTACTCCATGGAAAAGAAGCAGTCTTGCCAGTAGACAATCAACACACACAAAGTGGTGGGGATCCTTTAGAAAATGTTTCTCCAGATATACTAAATGCAATTTTAAATAAATCTAAGGTTTATCAAATGGCAATGGCAGAAATGCCACCAGAAGTTATAGAAGTTCCAATGCCAGTTACCCTACCACAGGCATCACAATCCCAATCCTCATCACCAATGTCAATAAATATTCAAGATGATGCAGATAAGAAATTGTTAAAGATGTTATACTATAGTGTACTAGGTTAATGGCATCATATTACAATTACAAAATTCAAGAGTTTCTTATAGAAACTAAAGATGGGTTTCAAGACCTGACAGAATCTGTTGTTTCAATATCTTATAGTGAAAACATAACCTCACCAATGTCATTGGTGTCCCTTGTCATAACTAACACCTCTGGATTCTTGGCAAAGATTGCTGGAGGAGAAAAAGTCAGACTGGTTATATCACAAGATGCTACAAAGTTAAAGATAAATCTTACAGATGAGAATAGAAATACTTATTACATTGGGAACATTGTAAACTCAACTACAGAGTCCACTAGAGAATTATTTGTTTTGGATTTAGTTCCACTAGAGTTTTTTACCAATGAAACTACCAGAGTATTCAGAAGATATGATAACACAATAGATAATTCTGTAACCAAGATTCTACAGAAAGAATTAGGGACAACTAGATATCAAGACAGCAACATAGAAAAGACATCTAACAAATACTCATTCATGGGTAATGCTAGAAGACCATTCACAGTATTGGGATGGTTATGTCCTAAAGGAATTCCACCTATTGGAAAGTCTGGTAATGAGGTTGGAACTGCAGGATATATGTTCTTTGAGAATCAAAATGGATATAATTTTAAAAGTGTAGATTCTTTATTTGCTGAAGGAAGACAATCAAAAGCAACTTACAGTTACAGAGAAGTACTTTCAGGACCTGCAGATTCACAAGCAAACTTTAAGATAACTTCTCCACCAGTTTTCAGAAAGAACTCTAGTGTCATTGACAATTTAAAAATTGGAATGTATGCTAGTGTAAACTATTTCTTTGATACCAACACTAGAAAATTCTATTCAAATGTATACAAGTTAAAGGATAGTTATCAGATAATGAATCACTCTAGTAATAGTGATAGTGCTCCAGTAATACCAGAAGGATTAGAAGATAGTCCATCAAGATTGATGGTTAGTATGCTTGATAGTGGACAGATGGATAAGTCTGGAAAACTTCAAGCAGCAGATAAGAGAATGGAGTATCAGGCACAGGCTGTGACAAGATACAATTTATTGTTCAGTCAAGCGTTAAATATTACAGTACCTTTAAACTTAGCATTGACAGTAGGAGATGTAGTTGAGGTCAAGTTTGGAAAGATATCAAAGGAGAGTGAGGAAAAAGATAATAGAAAGTCTGGTAAATATATTATAAGTAAACTAAAACATGAGTTTGGCAATAAAGGACTTACTGGACTAGAATTAATCAGAGACTCTTATGGAGGAAGAAAATGAAAAACATAGAAGATCACATTAATAGGGACAAAGAAGAACTGCAGAACCCAATGATTTCTTCTCAAAGAAGAAGGCATATTGAGGATGAATTGGGACAGTTGGAAACATATCATGAGAATCATCCAGAGGATAGTCATGATCCAACACCACTAGAACTATACTGTGATGCCAATCCAGATGCATTAGAGTGTAGAGTATACGAAGACTAATGTTAATAGAACAATCCCTAATTAATCCAAACTTTATTGGTAAAGATTCCTTTAGATGGTTTACTGGAATCGTTACCAAGTATAAGAATACTGAGAATGGATATAGGGCAAAGGTTAGAATCATAGGTCACCACCCATCCTCATCTTCAGTTGTAAAAGATGAGGATCTTCCATGGGCACATGTCTTAGTACCACTAAACTTTGGTGCTGGGGAAGGTGGTGCTGGAATTAGTTTCAACCCTAGAGGATCTGAAGCTGTTATTGGATTCTTTATGGATGGTGATGATGGTCAACAACCTGTTATCATTGGGGCATTGTTCTCTGGAGCATCTATTGAGCATTCAAATGTATTTGATAAAGGAACTGATGGATTCAAACCATTCAAACCAGGAGATACTATAATAAATCCATCACATCAACCTGCTGATGGAACTCCAACACCAGATTCTGGAATACCTCTTCCTAATGGAAGGACTGCAAATAACAAAGAGAGTAAGAAGCAAGCTAGAAATAGACCAGGATCAGCACCAGTTGTAACCATTGTTCCACAATGTAAATCTGGAGAAGACACTGTATCTAAAATTGCTCAGGCACTTAGAAAATTTATTTACTATCTAAACACAGTTCAAAATTACATTAACATCTATGTAAATCCAACTTTAAATTATGTTGAAAATCTTCCAGCTCTGATACAAGATGTTGCAACTGCAATTTCTGATGGTCTATCTGAGTATACAAAAATTGCAAGAGATTATATCATAGAAAAGATATACAAAGGTCTTAAAGATGTTATTGAAAAACTTCTCCCAAAAGATGCTATTCTTGCCAAGAAATTAGCAGTTGACAAAGCTGTAGATGGAATCTGGTGTTTATTCCAGAACATCTTAAAGAAAATAGGAAAATTTGTCTTTGATTTTATTGGACAAATGGTAGGGAAGGTTGTGAGTATCCCCATTTGTGCAGTAGAATCATTCATTGGAAGCATGATGCAAACTATTGGAAATGAAATTGCAAATGCTATTGGTCCTGCACTACAAGAATTAACTTCAGTTATTGGTCAAGGTGTTGGTCAAATTTCAGGATATATTTCACAAGCAATTGGATATGCAAAGACTGTTCTTTCCTTCTTCTCATGTGAAGATAACAAGTGTAAGCAGCAGTTTGATTTTGAGATGAACAAAGGATATGTTCCCAAAGGTGCAGTAAACTTCCAAAAGATTCTTAATTATTCACCAGCACAAGGAGTGAGGAATCTTTTCTCAGATGGAACACAACAATTCTCAAGTTGGTTGGGACAAAATAGTGGAGGAGATCCTAGTGATGATGTTCTTGCTGCATTAGGAGTAAGTAAGGATGAATTTGCTGCATACTTTGAATGTGATGGAACTACTTTAAACTGTGGTCTACCAAAGGTAACATTCTTTGGTGGATTTGGTGGAGGTGGTGGAACTGGAGCAGTTGTTGTTGATGTCCTTGGTCAGGTGATGGGTGTAAACATTAAGGATCCTGGGGCAGAATATACAACAGCACCATATGTTTCATTTGAAGATGCATGTAATACTGGAGGTGGTGCAAGAGGTAATGCAATTCTGAAAGATGGTAAGATAGATTCTGTCTACATGATTAGCAATGGTATGGATTACCTTGGACCTATAGGTGAGGATAGATGTAACACCAATCCCATTGGAGATGATGGTAAAGAATATACTGCATATATTTCTGATGTTATCATCATCAATACTGGAATTGGATATACTGAGGAAGACTTAATCTATAACATATATTGTGATAGTGGAGTTGAAATTTATCCAGTAGTAGATCCTGATGGTAGAATAGTAGACACTAGAATCATAAATGCAGGTGTCATAAGAACTGTTCCTGAGTTGGCAATAAATACTACAACAGGATCAGGTGCAATATTAGTTCCTGTTCTGAAGTTTGTAGAGGTTGGAGAAATCCCAGAGGATAGACAACCAGTAAGAAAAGTTATTCTTTGTGCTGATAGATAATGGCAACACCAAAAAGACCAGAAGAAAAAGAAGTAACAGGATTTGTAATTAGTGATCCCAAAGATGGAACTCTTTTCATTGGAGAGTCTGTATCTAAGGAAAGAACAAGGCAGGTAGAATTACATTCTACATCTGGTGCACACTTAAAACTATACAAGGATGGTGGTTTTGAGTTAAGTGGTGAA